TCTAGTGACTCTGCCATCAACACCAGCGCCTGCTTCATCACTATAGCGCCTGCACCCTGTAGCAGCGTGTTTAGTGCCGCGTGTTCTGACCTGACCCGTAAGCGTCTACCGTCTAGTCCGGGCAGCGTACCGCCTCTCGCAAACTTAGATACGCGCTCTCGCAGCCTAGCCAGTGCTGGTGTGTTACGCAGGAAGGAATCTATTAGCTGCTGACCTTCTTTAAAACCACCGCCTACTATCTGACCTATCTTAGCTGGCCCTGCACCGTACAGGAAGGCGTAGATAAAGGTTTTGGCTTGGTTGCGGTCAGTGAGTCCTGCTGCCTTCATGTTGGCTGTGTGGATGTCACCGCTCAGTATCTCGCTGGTGTAGTTCTCGTCTCGCATGTAGTGTGCAAGCATACGCAGCTCTAAGCCGCTGGCATCACATCCTACTAGCTTGTGGTTCTCAGGTACAGTCCAGAATGACCTACACTCTCTACCATACGGTGCAGACACAGAGGGAACTTGAGCCATGTTAGGGCTGTGGTGCGTCATACGGCCTGTCACAGCTCCGTTGGTGATAACCCTGCCGTGTACCCTGCCGTCCTTCTCGTGAGTCAGCCAAGAGTCTATCTGTGCTGCTCTCTTCTGTAGTAGCAGGTAGTCGTATATAGCCTTTGCTTCAGGGATGTCAATGCCTTCCAGCACCTTCTCATTAACAATGATAGCGCCCTTCTCAGTCTTCTGTTTAAACTTAACACCAGCCTCTTGCAACCTCTCTGCAATCTGCTTGCGTGAGCCAACATTAAACTCAGTCACCTTGTCCTTCAGTCTCTTCCCGGTCTTCTCTGACCACCTCTCCTCCACTATGGGTGGAAACACCTTCTGAAGCTCCGCTGTTATCGTCCTCATCTTGTGCGTTATGTCTTGCCATAGCGTAGTAGCTGCTTCTACGTCTAGCATGAATCCGTTGCGCTCCTGTTGAGCCGTAATGATGTACACCTTCTTTTCTAAATCTACGCATTGCGGTTTAAATTCCTCTCTATTCAGCGTATTAATTAAGTGCTTGTACAGCCTTGTAGTTAATGCTACGTCCTGCCTACAATACTCCACCATCTCATCAGACAGTCCAGCGTCATAGTCGTGGAAGTCTATCTTGTGGTCTCCAAATCGTTTGCCCCAAGAGTCTAGGCTATGTCCACCCTCAAGAGAAGGATTCCAGAGCCTGCTCAGCACTAGCGTATCCTTCAGCTTCTCTGTAGGTATCTTCAGTGACCACTGCTTCTCCAGCACCGGAGCATCAAAGCCTATGATGTTGTGACCAATAACGCATTCTGAGTCACGCAGCAGAGGCTCCAGAGTCTCAACAGAGTAATGCTCTAGCATCTCACCAGTCTCAACGTCCTGAGTTACTACTATCCAGATAGTGTCGTGGCTGGTGTTGGTTTCTATGTCCAGCGTAATCAACATAATACTGCCTCGCTGCGTTAGCTTTGTTACTGTGTTTGTCAAAAGGGTTTAGTCTGCTCAGTTCAGCCTTACTCTCCTGAATCGTCATTACCCATGTTCCAATCTTGCTCATATTCTTGGCTCTCCAGTGTTGTGTCTGCCTCAGTACGCAGATCATCTCTGTCAATGGTAGCAATGTCATCCTCAGTGTAAAAGTAGCAATCATTGCATAAATCTAAATACTCTCCGCTGGTGGCGGATTTCCGTGTTGACTCAAAGTCCGATAAATTCTTATTACACGCTATGCATCTCATTTACAATCCCTCTTCTTTGACCTCATGCATTCTACCAGTTTTCTGGTCAAATAGCAATCCTCCTGCTGGCCCTGTAGTGCCACAGAAGCGGTTTTTAAGCACTCTGACGTTGGTGGTGTTCCTCTCCAGAGGGTCTTCAGCTTGGCCGTTACGCTCCAATCCTATGACCATATCAGAGAGCTGTGCAATGGATGCAGAACCTCTGAGCTGTGATAGGCTACTAGCAGCACCTTCCTCGTGGCCTTTGCCGTCAGGTCTCTTGAGGTGGCTTACCATGAACAGGGTGATGCCAGTCTCTTGAACTAACATACGTAGCTTGGTACATATCTCATCCAGCGCCTTCCTCTCGTCACCATTGCTCTGTGCAGAAACCACAATGCTAACGTGGTCTAGGAACAGGTACTTGGTGTCCAGAGCCTTAGCCATGTAGCGACAACGGGCTATGATGTTGTCTATGCTGGTAGAACCAAAGTGGTCGAACATAAACAGCCGCTGAGTACCCATAGTGGACTCAAAAGCCTCCCAGCGTTCCTCCTCAGTGCTCTCTACGTCCGGTAGGTGCAAGGGCTTGTTAACCGCCAGTGACATCAAAGACAGTGCAGTCTTACGTGCATTCTCCTCTAAGAATAGCAGCCCTATATTATCCTCTGATTCCTTCAGGATATGCCACACTATCTCTCTAACAAACTGAGACTTACCTAGTCCAGAGCCTGCTGTGATAGTGACTAGCTCTGCCTCTCTGATGCCGTAGGTTAGCTTGTTAAGACTCTCCCACGGGTACATTACAGCAGACTTCTCCACCGGCTTGTTGACCTCTTCCCAGAGACTAGCGCCATTGATGATACCATCAGGAACAAACTTCTCAGCCGCCCAGAAAGTCTCCTTATAAGACTTAGTGTCGTTAGCCATCAGAAAGTCGCAGGCATCCTTGTAGTCTGCTGGGTTCTTCATCACTGCTGACTTACCGCCAAATAGCTCTGCTATCTCTCTAGCAGCCTTCTGACCGGGTTCGTCGTTGTCCATAGATATAACAATAGCGTCAAAGCTGTCTAGGTACTCATACGCAGCCTTGCAGTCCTTCAGCGCACCGCTGGCCCCGTTCCTGACAGAGACTACCGGGTACTTACTGCCTTGCATCTGGTAGCTGGCAGCAGCGTCGAACTCTCCCTCAGTGATTGTTATAGTCTTCTGGCAACCAGCAGGGAACAGGTGCTGCCCGAATAGACCAGCAGTCTTCCAATCTCCAACAATACTGTGCTTCTTGTCAGGTAGGCGTATCTTAGCCGCTGACGGCACTAACGCCTCGTCAGGGTTGTGATAGCTAAAATAAGTCTTGTCTGGTGTCTCCAGAATGCCGTATAACTTAGCCGTAGCAGTGGTAATGCCCCTAGATACAATGCTCTGGTACTTACCAGTGGTTAATAGATTCTCTACCGCGTTAAAGATAGGTTTAGGTGTTGGGTCGTGATTCTCTGGTATCTCCACGGGCTGATAGCCTCCCTCAGTCTTTGTATACTTGCCGCAACTATGGCAATAGGTGCTGTTCTTATTGACCTGTAGCGCATCACTGCTGTCACAGTCTGGACAGGGTTGGTGGGTTGCTTCAGTCATTCAAAAATCTCCTCATATACTCTGCCAAAGCTGACTAGGCAAAGTGGTAGATGTAAGATAACACCCTGAAAAGGCATTACCTCCATTTCATGCTTTTGAGTATTGAACACCCATACAGGTCTGCTATCTGGGAACTCTAGGTCGAAGCCTACGCCCAGTCTATACTCTATTGATAAATTACGTCCTAAGATAACCATGCTGGTTTACTCTCTAAGTGTTTAACTATTACTCTTATCCTGCGCTTACATATTGGGCAGGGTTTAGTCCAGTCTGTCTGCTCTGGGTGCCTGCAATAAGCCGTTCTGTCTTCTGGTATATTGTAGCTGCCTTTCACTCTAACAGGTTTTCTCTCTAATACCAAGCGATCTCTACTAGTTAATATCATTCTGCTCCCTCCTTCCTAAATACAACATCATACTCTGCGCTCTCTGTCATAAATCTAATTATGCTCTCTGGCGATAGCTGGTAGAACTTTGCAGCCTCTCTCAGGCTATAAACACCACTAGCGATATCACTGGCAGCTCTCATAACCGCCTGAATCTCTGGCGTTAATTTACCTTGCATATAATCTTCAAACATCCTGCTTGCTCCTCTATTAAAATTATGCTACCCTCAAAACACTATATAGCACTTCAGCGAACTTTGACAGTAGCAGGTAGTAGTCTGTTAGCGTTTTAAAGCGTACTTCAACTCCTCCAACATATCCTGCAATGCTTCAATATCTTCAGGGTACGGAGTCCACGCAAGAGTTCTCTTCAGTTCTAAAGAGTCTGCTACACTAGCTAAGTCTCTCAGAGTGTTAAAAAACTTCTCCCGCAGCTCCCAGTCCTCCAGCTCCTCTAAGTGTTCATCACCATGTAGTAGGTCGTTAGGGCTTGTGAATACGTTCATATCAGTTCTCCAGATCGTTAATTATAGTCTCTCTTATTCTATCCTGCTCAGCTCTCCCTACTCTATAGGGTAAGCTCTCTATCCATACAACATATCGCTCTATAGCTTCAGTGCGAAGCTGATCATTCTCTATATCCGCAAAATCCATTACATCCTCTCTGTTGATTAAAGTTCAGGGTATTAGATGCTCTCTCCCTCAATAGTTCAACTCTCTGCGTGACCAAATAGCTCTCTCTGGTCACGTTATAGTCTCTCCCTCAAGAATCGTGTGCATAGGGCTATGCCTCCCTCCACCTATTGTAAGACGATTAAGGACTCTATTACGGGAAATAGGTTACCAGACCTAATTAAAACACTAGCGCAGCAGGTAGTAGTAGGGAGCAGCAGACAGTAGAACATAGCTATAAGGCCATAGATTGCGTTCTTAGAGCTTTTACAGTGTTATAGGTGCTAGGACTAGGTAGTCTTAAAAGGGCTTAAATCGCCTTGTATTATCTATAGACATAAAAAAAGCCCAGCTATTACACTGGGCAAAAGAGTCCGTATTGGCTCCCGGTGGACTAAGCCGGGTCACTGGACGAAGGATAACGCCCATAGCCGAAGGAATATTTTACACTTCTACTGTCCGTATTATGTCTTTAATCTGTTTTAACATGCTTTTGCCGTGGGCTGGATACGCAACTATTGATACAGTTTTATCCCAACAAGCGCGGCATGTTCCGCATTTGCCCTCTCTCTCACTAGCACCGCATAGCGACATAGTAGGTGTTAGATATTCTCTACTGGGTACAATTGTAGAACTATTGGTGGCATTCTCTACAGTCTCGCCTAGTACGCCGTCGCTAGATAAACGCACAACAACATTAGGCAGCTCTTGCATGCTATTTAGTACGCTTTTAAACTTGTCGAGTTTATGCATCCTAGTTGGTAACCAGTGCTTAACCCACGGCGTTTGCTGCATAACTTCCAGAATCTTGCGGGCCAATCTTATGTCGTATACGTCGCCGCTATCGAACCAGCGGAAATAGCGGTCATTGTCTAACTCTACCACCATAACAGCTACCCAGTCTGGAGCTTGCCAGTCTTCCCGGTTATGCTCTCGCGGTGCTTTAACATTTGGGAATCTGTAGTTGCCGTTGGTTGCATAACATCCCTTACATGCTGGCACTAATTCGCCGTTACTGTCTTTAGAAGCTGGACAAGTTTCTAGCGCTTGCAGAGACCAGCTTCGACATGGTATTTTGCTGGGCTTACTGAACTTTGGTTGTGCTGTCATTTTATAAACTCCCAAATAATATGATATTAGTTGCCGCTACTGTAGCGCCTACTGCTGCGATCATTAGCAGAGTAGTGACTAAAAAGCTTTTTAGCTCTCTGCGGTTGTTCATGCGCTCCCAGTCTTTTTGTGCTAAATACTGGTATGCTCTGTTTATCTCAATTTGTCGCTGATTATCCATTACAGTGCTCCCTGTATCATTAGTTGAGCGCCAAAAGCCCATAGGCCAAACGCTGCCATTGCTGCTATATGTAACGCTGCGCTTTTTATTGCTGCTTTGCGTTGTGCTGTTTTACGTCGTTTGCTCATGATATACCCTCTATTGGTCTGTATTAATTGGTTTAATGCTAGGCACTCTAAGCGAATGCCTA